CGATACCCCTTAAAAAAGTTGGCATCAATCTGAATGAAGTTAATTTGGAAGCGTTTGCTATGGAAAGCAGCATGAAAAAAGCTTTCAAGAGCATGACCGAAGTTGAAAAGACTTTATTGAGATATGAGTATCTGCTGAAAGCGACTTCCGATTCGCAAGGGGATTTTGAGCGGACATCCGGATCATGGGCGAACCAAACAAGAGTTTTGAAGTTGCGTTGGGATGAGTTTAAGGCAAGTTTGGGAACAGGGCTTATAACATTGTTCACGCCGGTTGTTAAATTTCTGAATGCGATGATAGCTCGTATGACCGTTCTCGGAAATCAGTTTTCAAGGTTCATTTCGTTATTGTTTGGTGTTAAGCAAAGTCTGGGAATTGCAGGCGGAGAGTCTAAAAAAATATCTGATGATTTGATGGGAGTTGCAGCAGCAAATGATGCAGTTTCTGGATCAGCTGAAAAGGCAAAGAATTCTCTGGCATCATTTGATAAACTAAATATAGTTGGCTCGGAGGCCGTTCCAGGAGCTTCAGGAGCTTCAGGAGGGTCGTCAGGGTTCCCGAGCGTTAGCGATGTTATTGACACGCCGGAAGTTGATGAAGCGCTTTCAGGAGTGTCAGACAAGCTGGAGCTGTTCGTATCGAATATAAAAAGTGCGATTAAAAGGATCTCTGATGAGTTCAAAACGTTTTATAATGAAAAGCTTAAGGCCCCGGTCCAGTTGTTACTCGATTTTTATAACGATACGATTGTCCCCGGGTTTAAGCGTGTATTTGATTCAATTAGAGATACGGTCGGTCCGTTGCTCGATAAACTGGTAGAATTATATACTGCAATTCCGTTGGACATTTTTGATAGTTTTGTGGAAGCATTGCCCGGTTTAATCGTTGAAGTGACTGATATGTTTAACGGACTTGTTACAATTTTCACGGAAACGTTTGACGCGCTTGGATATATTGTGAATGATTTTGTAACGGTTCTAACTGAGCTGTGGAATAAGTACGGCAAGCAAATATTTGATGATGTTTTCGAAGTGCTGACAGGCATATATAATTCGTTCAATAAGTTCCTGAATGAGTGGGTCATTCCGCTTCTAAAGGATGGCCTTAAGTGGCTCAAAGAAATGTGGGATAAGTACCTCAGGGATATAGTCATAAATGTCGGATCGTTCCTTGCCGAGTTGCTGCATTTTGTTAAATTGTTATGGCAGCATGTCATCAAACCGATCATAGACTTCTTGTTGGTTTATTTGCTTCCAATTGTGAAAGCAGCGTTTAATGGTTTTAAGGATATTGTCGAAGTTGCTTTTAGATTCATTGGTGATATAGTTGCAGCCATTCTAAGGATATTCAGAGGATTGGTTGAGTTTCTCAAGGGCGTATTTACGGGCGACTGGCAACGAGCGTGGAACGGAATCAAACAGATGGTTGCTGGTGTCGGTGATTATTTGATGTCATTCGTAACGGCGGCAAAAGGGACTTTGATGACATTTGTGAATGCTATTAAGCGTTATTTTAATGCAGCCGTACGACAGGCTTCGATCATATTTGCTCCATTGATTGCATGGTTTACCGGTTTATGGGGTGATATAAGCGCCATATTCTCAGGGGTTGGATTGTGGTTCAAGGGTATTTTTACAGAAGCGAAGGATAATATCGTAGCGGTGTTTGATAAATTGTCGACCGCAATAAAACGTCCAATAAATAAGATAATAGACAGCATAAATGATTTGATAACTAGAATGAATTCGCTGAATATTCAGCTTCCAAAAATACTTGGAGGCGAAACGCTTGGATTCAATATCCCAAAACTGTCTCGCCTTGCAGAAGGAGGAATCGTATCATCGCCAACGCTTGCAATGGTTGGAGACAATAAACGTTCTCCTGAGGTGATAGCTCCATTGCATACGCTGAATGAAATGCTCGAAAATGCAGTGGCTTCAGGCGGTGGAAGTAATGCTCAAGTCGTAGCTGTTTTGTCAGCTATATTAGCAGCCATTAAGGCCTTGAATTTAGATACTGGAAATGGTCTGAGCGTGTCAGATATTGAGCGTGAATTGAGTACTCGCAGAGCAAGAAGCTCAATAAGATCTGGTAAACTTCAGGAGGTGAGAGCATAATGGCTCCGAGAACTTTGATAAGTACAATGAGACCATATCCGGTTGGTGCAGCAGTCACAACGCTTCCTCAACCGGATATATATCTTCCATATTTGCGGGATGTCTCTAGACCCGGCGCTGGTCGTACTGAAGATTTTATGATGTATAAAAAGCGAGCAGGTCAGGCGTGGGAAATCGAATTGGAATGGCATAAAGTTTCGGTTACGAATTGTGCTGCAATAATGACGGCCTATAATTGGGAATACGTTTATGTGACGTTCATAAATCCGCTGACTGGAACCAAGACCGAAAAGCTATTCTATGTGAGCGACAGAAATGCGCCAGCGATGACTTTGGAAGGCTATTGGGATAAGCTTGCATTTACAATAATTCAGCGGAATATAGATGCAGTTGCGGATCCAGTGGCCCCGGTTGAATGATTATGTTTAGGAGTGATGAACATGCAAGCGCTTGATGCTGATACATTGGCAAAGCTGAAAGAGAGTAGAAATATAAAGATAGACATTGCAGCTTCAGGATCGTCTGGAGCGCTGGCCCTTGATGAAACAAATATAGTAGCGAATTCATTCGTACTTGAGCGTAAGTCAGCATCAGGTCAAAACGTTGAAATTGGAAGCGCTGAGACAGCTCAAGTTAGATTCAAGATAAATAACGATGGTGGTGCTTATGATGCATATGTTTTTGAGGGTGCGATTTTAACAATTTCGCTAGACATCCCGAGCACGGGCATAACTTTTGAAACGTTATATCTTGGCAAGTTTACCGTCGATAAGCGGCCCAAAAAAGAAACTGAGCTTGAAATAGTTGCGCTTGATTATATGGCGCGTTTTAATAAAAGCTATGACTTATCGGAGCTGGCATACCCAGCAACGCTTATGGAGATCGTTCAGGACGCTTGCGATGAATGCAGCGTGGTACTAAACACAGAATCGTTTGCGAACGAGGCCTACAGCGTCACAGAGCGCCCTGTCGGTACGGACTTGACGTTCCACCAGGTGGTCTGTTGGGTGGCAGAGCTTGCAGCAGCATTTGCATGGATTGATTATTTGGGGCAGCTGAATATATCATGGTATGGTGAAAATCAAGGCGCTACTGAAATTGCGATAGGTGCAGCGGATAGATATAGATTTCGTGCCGATGAAGCAGATATCGCTATAACGGGAGTTTCGGCAAAAGTTGGAGATACAGAATACACTTCCGGAACGTTGGAATATGCCTTTGAAATAAATGAAAATAGTTTGCTTCAAAATGGTCCGCAAGCTGTTTTGGATGCAATAGCTGCAATCGTTGTAGGGTTTACTTATCGGCCATTTGACTTTGAAATTATTTCATATCCTAATTTATGGCCGGGTGATGAATTAACAATAACTGATCCCGATGATAATGAATTTACTTCATACATTATGACGTTTGAGTTCGTGCTAAATAACTCAATGATCATTGCAGCAGTTGGTGAATCAGTGCAGCAGAAAAGTTATGCATCAGCAGCGCCATTCACGGCAAAAGAGAAAAGCATCCTGAGAGAGCTTGCAGCTGATGAAGCTGAGCGACAAGTCACTGATCTTGAGCAAGCTACATTAGAGCTAAACGACATAATTTCAAATAGTAACGGCTATTTTGTCACACAGATAATAGATGAAGGAACCGGAGCAGTAACGCAATATATACATGATTCAGCAACGCTGGCCGGATCTGATGTTATATATACGATGACCGCATTGGGTTTTGCATGGACGGATGAAGGTTGGAATGATGGGGATCCTGTATGGCAGTATGGTTATACAGCTGAAGGAAATGCAGTATTGAAAACGCTTTCAGTCGTTGGCTTGAGTGCCGATTGGATCACTGCTGGTACATTGGCGGCTGAAAGGATAGATGCCAGCATTTTAATAATCAATACGTTGCGCGCCGATTCTGATGTTCTGAATTATATCGATTTTGATCCAGCTTATATGTGGTCTGGCCAGACATTTTCAGCCATGAGATTTTGGACGGATGATGCAGATGCTTCTCCATCTGACATATCTCATCTGGAAATATTCGGCGATGGAGATAAAAGCAACGCAGAAACGCAAACCTTTATCAATGCTGCATCAATGCCGAGAACAGGAGGCCAACTTGACTACAGCAGACTTCTGACCATTGGAGCAAACATCCCGTTCGCTGTTGGTGATGGCGAGGCCGCCTATATTAGATTTACCAGTGATGTTGTTAACAATAACGGAATGGTCGAAGCGATAGCCACAAACTCGGACGGATCAGCAAGTTTCACATTGCTTCTTGAAGACGATAAACTCAGTCTATCGGATGAATCAGATGAATTGGTTGGTATAACCAACTCGGTGATGTCCTTGTACGGTAAAAACATATCAAACTATTACACTCACTCAACAACTTACACGGGAGCGATGACTCCGTACGTTGGATTTGCTGAAGTAAATATATCTGCGATATATCAGGGGGCGCAAGCTATACTTGAATTGCACGGCGGAACGCTGGGAATGTATTTCGCTAAAGTTTGTTTGCATTGGCATCAGAATAGTGCATTGGCTGACGGCGTAGCACCGAGTTATATCCAATTTTCAGTATTCGATAGGCGTGGTTGGGCAGCGGGTGATATTGTTGCCGTTATGACAAGCAATACGGCTGCGCTGAAAACTATTAAATTTTATGCGAAGGCAAGAACCTATTCGCAAGTATTTGTTCGCCCAATTTCTATGATGGGTTATATAACTCTGACAGACGTTCACGCTTCATTGCCGGCTGGCACTCAGTACACTCCATACGATTTCATGGATGTTGCTTGGACTTCTGATAATGATGGAGTGGATTCTGGCCTGAATGCGGATCTTCTTGATGGCTATCATGCAGCGTCTTTTCTTAAGCTTGCAGGTGGAACAATGACCGGCGACATTGCGATGGGAGCGCATGACATTAGTCTAACGGGCGATATAGATGGTAGCACATCGGATACGGACATTACAGCGAGGAGAATAGGCCTTGGCGTTGCGGCAAATGATACTTATACGATGGATGCCGGAACATCGGGAAATATCAGATTCAATGCGGCATATGCCCAAAATGCTTATCGGATTGGTGCCTCAGAAGGCAAGGGCATATCGTCGATGAAGGTTTACGACTCATTGAATTCTCGATACATCGAAATGAGTTTTTCTGGTGGGATTCTTGTAAGCGTTTATTATCCGTAAAATAAAGGAGATAACATGTATAAAATAATTGTCACAATTATTCTTATCGCATCGATCTTGGCAAATGTGCTTTTTGTTATTAAGGAATTCCGCAATGAACCGGAACCGACTGAAGAACATGATTATACGGTAGTGGTTGTCTACGATGAAAGAGCCGGTTACAGTAGGGAACTTGTATTTGATCATGGTGTTTTGTTCGGCGCGTTTTGCGTCGCAGAATAACAGAAAGGAGAAACGACATGAATAATCAGGAGAGTATGGCTCAAAAAGTTATTGAACGGATGTCGCAGCAGCTTGGAAGAGCTATTAAAGAAAATGTTATCATGACGGTCGTTATTGAGGAGCAGACCGCCGAAATTAAAAAGCTAAATGAAGCAAATAAGTCCGCAGATGCAGCAGCAAAGTCCAGTATATAATCAAGCTGGCAGATGGAGGTTCAAGGTGGTAGGTTCGTTTGCTTCAGCAGTTCTTACAAACTTTACTTTTTGGGAAAAATTTGCATTTTTCATTGGATTAGTATTTTCTGTAATAACGCTGATACTACTTATCAGGAAGACGTGGTGCGATATTTTGGATAAAAAGAAGGAGAAGTCTGAAGTTATTCTTAATATGATTCAAAATTTGGAAGAGGAATTGGAGCGCACAAATAAGCGTCTTGATGAAACTATTGAGACACGAAAATTATTGGAAGAGAAAAGAATTGCGATAGCTGCTGAAGTTGCTCAAAAATTAGAGTCTCAGCATAACTTATATTTGAAATTGGCGTTGAATATCGATCGAAAGATTAACGTCATAGGCAACGATTTAAGGTTGGTGGTGTCTGCAGTCGGGGCATCGCTTCAAGGGCTTATGCAGCATGATGCTGACATAAATGGCGCTGTCAAGAAGTGGAGCGACCGATTGGAAGATCGTGTCGTTGAGGGATTGGGACATCATTCAGAAGATTCTGATAAATAAGATTTGGAGGAAATTAAAATGGTTCAGTTGGATTGGACGCAGATTATAATTTTATGTATTCAAATGATTTTGGCTCCAGCCATTCTGCTGGCAATGAGAGCAGTAATTCAGTATCTCACAGCTAAATCGAAAAGTGAAAAATTGGATGGATATATTATCGATGCGGGAAATGCTATCACTATGGCCGTGTCAGAGACCCAACAGATATTTGTTGATGCGTTGAAGCTGGCAGGTAAATGGGATGAAGCAGCTATGATTAAAGCTTTCAATTTATCAAAGAAAAGGGCATTGGAGATAATGGGCGAAGAAGTTTATTTTGGTTTAACTCGGGCCGTGGGTGATGTTAATCAGTGGATCACCGCAAAGATTGAAGCATCGACAAGAGAAACGAAATTGGAGCCAATTCAGATAATTGGTGCAACTTCAAGACAGGTTGAATCGGCAGAGCATTATGTGCTAACTGATGAAATTTTTGAGGATAAATAAATGGATGATTTCATCAGAATAATCAGGCGGTGGATCAACGTTGCGATTTATGTTTTGGGAGCGCAGGGCGAGACTATCACTCATGAATATACGATTCGAGCGATGGAGCCAAAACCGAGCAATGCGGACAGAGCGATAGCTCTTTGGACAAAACGCGGAAAAAAATGCGTGGCGTTTGATTGTTCTGGGTTGATTGTTTGGGCGCTTCAGCAGTTGCATATAATCAGCGTTGATATGAAAGCTTATATGATCAAAAATTCAAGCCCAAAAATTTCTAAATCAGAATTGAAATTGGGTGATTTTGCTTTTAGATCATATGCAAGTGGGATGGCCCATCACGTTGGAGTTGTAACTCGGTTCGTGAATGGTGTTGCTTGGATAACCGAATCAAAAGGTAGGGATGATGGCGTTGTAGAGTTTTCTATCAATGCATTTTCTGGATATTGGGATTCTTACGGAAGAAATCCATGGGCAAAGTCGCTCGAGGAGGGTATTGAAATGTATGCAGTCGCAGGAGATAAAAATGAGCTCGTTCGTTCGTGGCAGCGCGGACTTATAAAACTCGAATATGGCATTGGAAAGTTTGCCGATGAGAATGGAGAGCCTACTGGAGCTGATGCAAGTTTTGGCCCAGTGGTCATATCAGCTAATATGAGATTCTGTAGTAACAATGGTCTGGCTGGCAGAGATGGGCGCGCCATTGATAATGAAATGGTGGCTGCAATGTTCAAAAAATTAACGGCACTTGAGAGCGGAAATGGAAATGGTTTGATCCAATGCGAAGCTGATCTTGCAATAGCAAACAATTCATTGGATAAAGCGCTTGCGGATTTCGTCGATCTGAATGACAGGCTGCTGATAATTGATGATGAGATGGCGGCCATTGTGAATGCAGCTAATATCATTTTATATCACAAGGATGACTAGACCCAACCAACTTTCAAAAATAGTGATTTCAGGCTATTTACATTTGGGTTAATATGTGTTATAATGGTTATGTAGCAATGCGCTATGGTGCAAAGTTAAGTTATAGAAATCGTTGAGTGAAGCCGCATAGCATGCATCTAGAAGTTAATATTGTGATTTCAGCTGCATGCTATGCAATCGTAACGGATGATAGTGGGAGGAAGCCAATGAAAAAAGCAAAGCAAAGCACAGAACGTTTCAAAGTTTTATTCGCATTTCGGTTGTTTTCGTTCAGTTTCAGCATTAAAAAATCTGTTGAAACATGTCCAGCGTTTAGGTACAGGACGCTGAATATCAGGAGGATAGTATGATGATTGATAGACAGGAATCACTGGAATTGAAAAGTAAAAGAGTTGTGGATCTGAGAGTTATTGCAAAAGAGCTTGGCGTCAAAAATATCAATACGTTGGTTAAGGATGCGCTTGTTGAAAAAATTATGCTAAAGCAGCAAGCCAAAGAACTTGATGTGAAAGCCGTTGACATCAAAGAAAATGAAGTACAGCCTGAGCATTATGTGAGCGGATATTTAAGCGTTCTAAAAGAGGGCGATATCGTAGCATTTTATGCAACTCCAATTATTGTTATATCAGGCAAGGTGGTTGAAGTTGGCGGCAGTTTGGTGCTGATTGAGACAAGAAACGGACGCAGATTTCGCGTAAAAAATAATAGTATTGTTTGGGTGAGGACCGGGCCGAGATGGCCGCGGTTCGTTTACGATTTATTGAAAGGTTGATAATGTCATGACGGAGCCAGAAGCAAAACAACTCGTCGTAGACGTGTTCAAGAAGCGCAAGCAAGTGAATGAATTAACCGAATCAATGAAAGCGGATAAAGAGCGTTTGCAGGGATATTTTGATTCGACCAATAATGTTGATACTTCAATCGTCGTAACTGGCAAGCGCAAGAAATTGACAGCAACGCGCTATAATTCGGTCAGCATGCAGTTTGATCCTCTTAAGCTGCAAAAACAACTTCGCCATGATATTTTTAATCAGGTCGTGGCAAAGACTTATCACATTGGAAATATTACAGACTTTATAAAAATGTTGAAATTGCATGGTATAGGCCCGCACGAATTCAAACAATACATAAATATTCAATATGTTCCAAACCCGTATTTAATCAAAGAATTCTACAGGAGAGGAGACATTGAACCTGGTGAAATTGAAGGAACTTTTGAAGCAAAAGTAACGAAAGTCATCAAAGTTACCTCAGAGGATGTCAATGCATGAGCTTGCGAAAGTGCTGCATTATTATTCGCTTTATGAGGATTCGGCGTCATATAAAATAATATGTCCGTTTCACGAGGATGTCAATCCCAGTATGATCATAAACCTTGCGGATGATAATTTTTATTGTTTTGGATGTGGAGTTACTGGAAGTGGGTTTGAATTCGTAAAATTATTAAATAAGGATCTCGATGACTTGCGCGCGTATATAATATATTATAATATACTTAAGAGCAAAAAGCATATGAGGTTAAAAACAAAAACTATAGTTAAGAGTGTGGATAACAAGCAATCAACAATTGAAGCGATTGATTATTACACTGGATTGTCAAAAACCAACTGGTATGATGAAAACGTTGCAGCAAAACAATACATGATGGATCGCGGGTTTTCAATTAAAACACTCATGAGAGCAGGAGCAAAAATAAATTACAATGTGGCATACCCCGTAATATTCCCAATGAATGACAATGGCGCTTTCAAGGGTTGGTTATGCAGGACGACGGATAAGCGCGTAGAACAGCGTCGCAAATATTTGTATAACACAGGGTTCAGCCGCAAGACGACGCTGGTTGGATCGTACGGTGGACCGATTGTCACGCTTGTTGAAGGTTATATGGACATGCTGAAAATGCAGCAATATGGCATCAAAAAAGTAGTAGCTATTCTTGGGTGGAAATTGACAGCCAACCAAATTGAAAAGTTGAAAGCTGCAGGAGTTAAAAAAATCATCAGTGCATTGGATAATGATGAATGCGGACGTAAAGGAACAGCATATGCAGCAAAGTTCTTTGAAGTTGTCAGATTTCAATTTGGTGAAGCAAAAGATCCGGGAGAGCTAAACATAACAGCATTTAGACAATGCTATCGTAAGACTAGAAAAATTATGGAGGATAGAACATGAGCATCGTTAACGACATCAAAAATCAAGTAAAAAAGTCAGGAACGAACAAGGGTAAATTCATTTATTTCAGGTCGGGAAACAAGGTTCGTATCAGGTTCTTGAATGATATGGAAGATGGTATGAAAGTTTTGTTTCATGACAGCTTTGCGAAAAGTGTGAACACGCCATGCCAGGAAATTTTTGATAGGACTTGCAAGTTTTGCGGAGACGAGGAACTGAGAAGCCGCGATCAGTATATCTGGTCCGTTTGGGATCATGAAGCGAAAGACGTTAAATTGATGATGGCAGCCGTGAACAGCTTTACACAGATCCCCTCTCTTGTGGCAATGTATGAAACATATGGCACTTTGATGGACCGTGATTATATCATCACAAAAAACGGTCAAGGAACTTCGGTAAATTTCTCAGTTGTGCCAATGGATCCAACGAAGTTCATCAATAAAAAAGCGAAGCCGTTCACAAAGTCAAAAACATTGGCAATGCTCGATAAAGCGTTCTCGGAGGAAGATGATGATGAAGAGGAAGAGAAGCCGCGCAAAGGTGCAGCCAAAAAAAAGCATGCAAAGTCAACAGCCAACCTGGCCGATAATAATTCATACGATGAGTATCCCGCCCAAGAATTATATTCAATGTGCATGGATCGAGGTATTTCCGCAGAGAAGCGCAAGCGTTCAAGTTACTATGCGGAGCTTCTTGAGGAAGCGGATGCTGAGGAAGCTGAAGATGAGGATGAAGTTGTGGATGACGAATCCAATGATGATCCAGATTATGATGATATGACGGCAAAAGAACTTTACAAGCGATGCAAGGATAAAGATCTTGATGTGAAGCCAAAGAAAAGCAAGGAATATTATATCGAGATGCTTGAGGAAGCTGATGACGAGTGGGACGAAAAGGGTGAAAAGGATGAAGACGATGACTGGAAATGATGGCTTGGGTGCAGCATATAAGCGTCAAGTCCAATTTCAAGAAATGGTTGTAAATTCAGTTGATGGCCCAGATCTTATGAAGGCAACGTTGCCAGCTGATGACCTAAAATGGTTTTCATATCACGTGCAAGCGCTTGTCGAGGAGTTCGGAGAACTTATGAAAGCCGACAAGCGTTGGAAGACCCACAGAACAAGCTACGACCCAGAAAATAAGCTTGAAGAGATGGCGGACGTTTGGATCACAGTCATGAACATGTGTATATTTTCAGGGTTTGATTATGCCGATATAGTTCGCGTCGTTGCTGCAAAGATCTCAGAAAATGAGGATAGGTTAATCGATGCGCAGACGAGATTATTAAAAAGCAAGGAGCAATAATATGATAGCTATTTTTGGAGGAGGCTGCACAGGGTTGACCATTCTTGAGTGCATAAGAAAAAGCACAAATGATGTGATGCTATATACTCAAAACATAGGCGGACAAGTTGCAGCGGATGCAGCGTTCTCAGGTCCTCGTATTTTGTATCGTACCCCGGAGACCGCTCAGTTCATGAAGTATATTGGATGTCCAGATGATCCAAAAATATTCAAGGTCGGATACTTCCATGGAAATCATCGGCCGATAGATAATAGCTTCACAGAGGAAGAGCGGTTACGATATTATGTGAAAACTCGCGGAAATAATGAGGTAAATAAAACGTGTTTATCTCAATCCAGAAAAGAGATAATTGGATGGGATTGGAACGAGTGTGAAATAGTCAATATATTGCATATGCGTAACAAGGATCGCATAATTGACGGAGTAATGATAGATAAGTCAATGATTGATTATTTCATAAGGCAGGGGTCTGATGTTCAGATAATATCGACGCTGAGTTATAACACTATGCAGCAGTTGATGGGCGGTCCCGGAAGAGTTGTATTCGATAGCACTTATATTGCAGCATTTGAACGCAAGTCTTTTGGATTGGATGTGAGTGAATTTTCATACGTTTATGACATGACCGAAGGAAAAGCAAAAAGATATTATTCGACAGGAAATTTCACAGTCGTTGAGTTTTCAAAGGGATGCGTGAGAAGTCAAATTGAAGCATTCAATCCGTTAACAATATCAAAACAGCCATGGCAGATCAGCGCTGATATATTTGCCACAGAAATAGGAACTATAACCTTAGAGGGTCGTTATGCGCAGGTCAATCATGGATATCGCGTTGATACTGCAATTTCAAAGTATTGGAGCTAAATTTATGATTATCTTGATTGAGGGTGTGGACCGAGTAGGCAAGACAACTCTTTGCAATATGTTGGCGCTTGACGAAGATCTAAAAGATCGGTGCGTCATACTTAAGGATAAGTTTATCGTAGGCCAGCAGATAAAAAACTTCAGTGATTATTCTGTGGGCAAAATAGAAACGATGATGAACGTTGCTGAGATTTTGTCGAATGCAGGAAAATGTGTTATAATAGATAGGATGCATATGACCGAATTGGCTTATGCCGAAATGTTTCGCAAGTATAGGCCGGATGAACAATCAATTATGCAGCTCGATAGACACTTTGCTGAGAATAATGTGGTTATTGCAATTTATGTTAAGCCGTTTGATGTGATGTTCTCAGCCAATGCGTCAAATTTATCAGCAGCTGAGTTCACATTTTTGGACTCAAATATCTCAAAATGGTTTATGCTGTCAGAGATACGCGAAAAGCATGTTACGTCATTTGATAAGCTTGAATCAATGAAGAAGCAGATAAAACGCAGAATAGAATATGGAGGATTTTAGAATGGATTTTCACAAAGATAATATCGATTCGCTAAGACGTGTCATGGGGACAATGCCAGATCAAGATCCGAAGTTAGATTATTGTATCATCGGAGGGGTCAATGGCATAACGGTTGAGCTAATTGATCATAGCAAGAATCCATATAAAGCCATGTACATTTTGGCGACTTCGTGTTGGGGAAAAAAGATAAACAAATGGAGTGAAACATTGCCTGAGCATCGCTTCATGGTCGTCAAGGCCGTTCTTGAGCGTCAAGCGTTGCCATTAGCGTTGGAAACTCCATCGTTCACATTCGCCGTTGAGGGCCCATCCAGAGCAGCATTTGATCAGCTTGCGCGTACAAGAGTTGGAGCAGTATTCAGCGCCCGTGGAATGCGAGACAATAATTGGAAGGATGCAGTCCTTAGAATTCCAAATGCTTTGCTATCTCCTGAGCGCAGCGGACAAATGATGCAATTATTTGAGACGTGGAAGGCTATAAAAGACACTTATGCAGCTATAGTCGACAATGGCAAAGGCTCCTGGCAAGCTGCAAGAACAATCCTTCCGTTATATGTCTGTTATGGATATTCAGCTTCGTATAATTTTGCAGCGCTTAACAATATGTGCTCACAGCGGATGAAGTTTTGTGAAATGGAAGATACATGCGCAGTAGCATGGTTAACGAGGAAAGCGGTTGATGATGTCTTCCCGCTTCTAGGATCGTTTCTAAGACCCGGTTGCGATAATGTGCGCGAATGCACTTATCACAAGTCCTATGCGATGTCAGAAGCCTTTGGATGTTTATTCAAGGAGTGCGGACGAAATCCGTGTAAATCATCGGATGGTTATGCAGAGTTCAATGAGACATGCACGGATGCGACTTTGCTGCAAAAGCAGCTTGGGATAGATATCTTAAGTCCAGAAGATTGGATAAGATATGGCAGCTTTGAAAGTCTCACTGATTCGGATAAAAAGTTATTCATGGAGGATTGAAAAGCAATGAAGCAAGATATTTGTGCAATAGACATTGATGGCGTGTTGAGTGATTATCCGCAATGCTGGATTGATTTTGTGAACACGGAAACGAGATGCAAGTTCTTTGATCTCAATACCATGAAAAGCTTGTTATCATATTCGGAGTATAAAGAGCTCAAGCATCAATACAGATCGGGAGATTATAAGTTGGGATTGCCATTAAAACCGGGTGCAGCAAGTTTCGTGCATGAGCTTCGAGAAGCCTTCGGCTACATGGTCGTTATTTTAACTTCTAGGCCGTTTGATGATTATCCAGATCTAAGAATAAAAACGAAGCAATGGCTTGATGATAGTGGTATTGAGTATGATGATCTGCTGCATAGTAGAAATAAGCATCTGGAAATATTTGTTCAATATCCGTCGACGAATTTCATAGTAGAGGATAATCTGTCATTTGCTGAGAGAATTGCAGCGTTCGGGTATCATGTTTTTTTGATGGACAATTCATATAATCGTTATAAAAAGGTGCAGGGTTCTGTCATTACACGAGTTAAGTCGTTCGAGGAAATATTGTTAAAAGTAGAAAATGGAGGATATTAAAATGAGTATTGAAATTCCAATGACAATGACCGGAATTAGGAAGTTTGTGTTTGATGTAATTATGGAGTTGAAAGCATCGAATCATAAAACGACATATGAAATGATAGATTTTGGGTTTGGAATTCAGGAATATTCTGTCAAGAAGCTTGGCGATCTTTGCAGCATGATCAATGATCTAGATGAAGTTAAGCATAAAATTCATTTTGATGGTCAAGAAGCGTTCAGCATTCTATATTCAATGGCAGATTCGCAGAATGATAAGGTCATAGGATCGTATGCAATTTCAGAATATTCAGCAGCATTTACTCAGATGTTGTTCATTTCGCTGATGGTCAGGTCTGGAGATCTGGAAAGTAGACAACATGTTATTCGCTTCGACAAGCTGCATTGTTTTCAGACCATTCAGTTTCTCATCCGTGACGGTGTAGTTAATGTCCTATGCAATATGCGAAGCTGCAATCTCTTGAGAAACTTTATGACAGACATGTATATAGCTGGTGAATTTGGATGTTATATTGCCGATGCAGCAGCTGAAGCTCGCAAGTTGGATACAGATTATAGAATTGATGTTCATATGCGTATAGGTAGCGCCCATGTTTACAAGTGTGAGGTGAGATAGTTGTTTTTTGAAATGCATAAACATTCGCAATTCAGCATGTTTGATGGTTTTGGCAAGGTAAAAGATATCGTTGAATATGCAAAAAAGTTGGGGCATCCAGCAGTCGCCATAACCGATCACGGAAATGCATGTTCATTGATTCAATTGTATCTTGAATGTGAGAAGGCTGAGATAAAACCTCTACTCGGCGTTGAAGCTTATTTTCAACCGGTGTTCGATAGTGCAGCGCCGAGGTATCATTTGACGTTGATTGCCAAAAACTTCGCTGGATATCAAAACATATGCAGCATAATATCGGACGCAAATGAATTTAATTTCTACCGTAACGGCCAGGTTACGTTCGAGATCTTAGAAAAGTACCGTAGCGATATTATCTGCTCAACTGCATGCGTCGGTGGATTTATACCGAAAGCAATTTTCAATCACGATTATAAGCTGGCAAGCAAGGCGATTAAGAAGTTCAAGTCAATATTTGGAGCCAATTTTTACTTTGAGATAATGCCATTCAAAGTTGATGATCAAGGGATGCAGGAAACGATAAATGTGAAGCTGATAAAAGCAGCGCGAAAGTTTGATGTCAAGTGCATTTTAACAACTGATTCGCATTACACAGAGCCCGAAGATTTTGATTCGTACATGATGATGCATAAAATATCAAAGCTTGGGCAAACAAGCAAGGGCGAAGGATTTACGCTCGAAGCGATAGAAAAAACATATAAAGAACGTTATATGCACAGCGAATCTGAGATAGTTGGAAAGTTTATGAAGATGCATAATTTCGTCGGCGATAGTAATTATAAAGTTCCAAATGCAGGAACTGAAGTTAAAAAAATGCTTGATAATATGACAGAAATATACAATCAGATAGACATGCATTTGGACTTCTCCGATTCAATTCCATCATATGATGGTGATGGCGATACGTTTGAGCTATTAAAAAGTGCATGTATAAAAAAGCTAAAAGATACCGACAGATTTATTCCAGAGTATATTGAACGTGCAAAGCATGAGCTCAAAGTCATCAAGAATCACGGCTTATGCGACTATTTTTTGATAGTCAAAGATTATGTTGACTGGGCAAAGTCACAAGATATATACGTTGGGCCGGGTCGAGGTTCAGTTGGTGGATCTTTGGTGGCTGAATTGTTGAATATAACGACTATTGATGCAATTTCAGTCGGCACAGACTTTGAACGTTTCCTTCGAGAGGATAAGAAAAAAATGCCTGATATAGATATCGACTTCGAGAATGGGCGTCAGAAGGAAGTCATGGACTATATCATTAATCGTTACGAAGGGCATGCAGCGCAGATAATAACGTTTGGATATTTTAAGTCAGCCAATCTCATAAATGATTTATGCAAGGTTTATGAGGTGCAGCAGGACAAGGCCGTTCAGATAAAAGCTATAGTTCAATCGCATGTGCCGATTAAGGAGCATTTTGACATCGAGGACATCGAATATAAGGAAGTTATGAAAGACGTTCAGATGCGTGAAATTGATAGAGAATATGATGGTTTTGTAAAGCACTTCTGTAAGATGGCAGGTCAGGTAAAATATTACGGGAAGCATCCAGCCGGCGTTGTGATTACACGTGAAAAAATAGGACGTTATATCCCGTTGTCAAGGATCAAGGGCGTGTTAATCTGTTCATATGATAAATATGATGTAGAAGGAGCCAGCCTGTTGAAATTTGATGTTCTGGCGCTTAAGACCTTGAACGTGCTGCATGAAATAGAACGTATTACAAATGATAAATTTGACAGGCTGAATATTCCAAAAGCAGTCGAGAAAGAAATGTATGATCAGTTCTCAAAAGGATTAACTCCGGGGATATTTCAGTTGAACAGCCCGACAGCAAAAGGCATTTTGAAAAGCATCAGCGCTGACAGCTTTCAGGATGTCATTGCCGCAATTTCATTGAATCGGCCCGGAACCCTCAAATTGAAAACTCATGAGGGCTATGCTGAAAGTAAACGCAACGTCGACAAAACGACCACCTGGTATCCTTATACGAAGGATGCATATGGATCAATCATATATCAGGAACACGTCATGCGGATATGCAATGGTCTTGCTAAAATGAATCCAAACGATACCGATAAGCTCATGAAGCCACGATATAACGACGCGCAGCGTCAAGAGCTTCGCAAGATATTTTTGGCAGGAGTGAAAGCCAATTCAAGAACAAGTCGGGAGGATGCAGCGCGTTTATTCGACTCAATGTCACTGTACATGTTCAATAAAGGTCATGGTGCTGGTTATGCGCTTATCTCTGAATGGCAAATGTATCACAAAGTTAGACATCAAACCGAATATTGGTATTCGACCATAAAATGGGAACAGGATGAACGCAAGCAATATGAATTTATGTGCGAAGCAGCAGCCGAGGGGATCCTGATATTTTTATCCCATGTAAATTATAGCGATGATGCGTTTTCATTGAGAGAGATACAGGGCGAGAAGGTCATTCAAATGGGATTGTTATTCGTCAAAAATGTAGGTCAAAAAGCAGCGGAAGTCATCTCAAAGGAACGTGCAAAAAATGGAAAGTTTATCAGTTATGATGATTTTGTGATGCGTTGCAAAGATAGGTCAGTAACGTCTAGAGTTATTGCAGCATTATTGGAGGATGGAGCGCTTGAGTTCAGCAGCAAAACATTCAGAAATAGGGTTATAAAGTATAACACGGCGCTTTATTCGCGCAGCATAAAGTGAGGAGCTAAAAATGAAATTCACTCGTAGATATTATGTTAAGGGATCGGGCGGGAAATATATTGTATATTTCAATTTCAAGGAAATTAACTCTCGTTCAAAGAATGTTATCACAAATGAGGATGGAACTCCAAAGACATTTACTTCAAACGTTGCAGCGCGTTCGTTTATAGCGGAATTGGAAAGCAGGGACAATGATGGCAAAAACAAACAAGGCTGAAATAATGCGCTTATGCAAGGCCATCGAAGCGAAGGAAGGATCTGGATCAGTTTATAGTCTTGGATCTGCGAATTCAGCTTTGCGAATAAGGCGCTGGACCTCTGGAATTGAAGAGCTTGATCATGTAATTGGTGGAGGAGTTCCAGAGGGTAGGATGATTGAGATATTCGGCCCTGAAGGCTCTGGGAAGACGACCCTCGGCTATCACCTGTCAGGCTTGCATAACATGTGTCTATACGTCCCGATTGAAGGAACGTTTGACAGCGAAAGGGCCCGCGTATTTGGCAATCGTCCAAAACAAATGATCGTATATCGTGCAAAGTATGGCGAGCAAGCGATGAACAAGATTGTCAGTTTTGCCGAAGCTGGAATACCTCTGATCGTGCTTGACAGCATCCCAGCGTGCAAGCCTAAAGATGACATTGACAAGCTCCGTGAAGCGATTAGAAAAGGAACAGAGACAAATGATCGCATGGGTGGTGTTGCGCGGCTTATGCATCGCTACCTGCCAGCGCTGGAGCAAGTTATCGAATTCACAGGGACAACTATAATTTTGATCAATCAAGTACGCGATAAAATGGACGCCATGATGTTTGGTGAAAAAACTGATACGCCGGGCGGAAGGGCTCCAAAGCATTATAGCAGCATACGAATTCAAGTTGGTAGACGCGCTTGGATTGATATCCCAAATAAGGACATAAACAACTCAGCGACTACTGAAAAGATAGGTATGATCATGAAGTGTAAAGTCGTGAAATCAAAGGTATGCAATCCTATGGGCGAATGTGAGTTACCGCTCATATTTGATCAAGGTTTTGTCAGCTTTGATGACATTAATGAGATACGAAAGCATAAAATGAGAAAAGAGAGGTACGACGACTGACATGGGATCCTTAAGAGATGATTTCATGGCTGCAAAGAACTCTGGCAAAGCTATGATGAATACGGAGCAGCTTGTTATTGAACAGCGTTTGAATAAACTATTTTATTTGCAGCCCAAATATAAAGAAGAAATAATGATGTTAAAATTGCAAGCAAAGCAAAAAAGCTCCGATCGTTATGGTTTACATGCGTCAGCAATTTTAGCATCAGAGAATAAGTTCTGCTATCGTGAGCAAGTTCTCAGTTTATTCTATGCGCAGATACAGGGTGATAATATTCCGGTGGGGCTCAAACGAATATTTGAGGAAGGAAATTTTGTAGGTGAGAAGTGGCAACGCTTATTCATACGCGGTGGACTTGGATCAAAAGAGGACATGGACATCAGCAGAATGTGCGATAAATATGATCTGTCATATACGCCAGATGCAATCATAACGCTTAAGAGAGATTATCTCGTTGAAGTAAAAAGCATGAATACGTTTCAATTCAAAAAGATTTTCAACCATCCAAAGGGTGAATTACAATGCTTATTTTACATGTATCTTGAGGGCATTGAATATGGTTTTGTGCTCGTTGAGGATAAAAATTGTCAGGAATTCAAGATAATAATGGTTGACTATGATATCACAAAGCTGGAGCCATATATTGAGCGTCTTGAGATGATTCAAGAATATAAGCGTAAATTTATCACTCATAAAAAGATGGTCAAAGGCATATGCAGCAATGCAACGTGCAAGCGCGCTATGGAGTGCAGCATGAAGGATGCATGTTTTAATATTGGCATGGGTCGTGTAAAGCTAAATGAACAAGTATAAAAAGATAGTTATTGGAATTGATGAGAGTTACATGCGAACGGGGATATCGATAGCATGCGATGGAGTGTTGCAGCGTGTGAGCTCCATTGATTTCAAAGGTTACACGGTTAAGACTGAGAAGCGTTTACGCTTGCAGAATGTGTTATCAAAAATACTTGAAGCTGTTATCCCAAAAGCTGATGAAGTTATAGTCATATGCGAAAGGATCAGGATGTTCAGCCAAGGCTTCATCAGTCAACCGTATCAGATGACGACAGGGGCGCTGATATCCGTTATAGTTGATACTGCATACGCTTATGGCGTGGACGTGTTCTCGGCCGATACACGCGCTTGGAAGACGCAAGTCCTTGGAACATGCAAGTCAAAATATAAAAATAAAAAATATGATGCGGTGAAGTTTATAAAAAGCAAAGGCTTTGACGTTTCATACCGTACGCCCAAAGGCATTCGCAAATATAACGATGATGCATCAGATTCAGCGTGTATCGCATTATATGGTTTTGTTGATGCAAAACGGCAACGGCTTAAAAAAGAGCTATAACTATTTTTGACAAAACTATTTACATCCATTTTTATATGTGTTATTATGTTTATAATAGTTATTATAGTAATATATATATAGTGCTTTGGAGGGCAAAGGAAGATGGATATGAAAATGAGAAAAGCAGGAGCAGATGATAGGAACTTCGTACTTGATTTTAGCTCAGCAACAGACGTCGTTGAGTGGATTGATAATACCCAACGTATGGATTGGATGCATGCTAATTCACAAGACACAACGAGAACAGAATTCACAGGAACACGCAACTATAATGAAGCAAAGGATCTAATGCTGCATGGTGATACTTTCACCGCTGAGAAGATAAATGCAAAGTTGAATGCAGCTCGTAAGACCATTGAATCAAAAACAAAACGGATCCCATCATATGGCGTTGTTGGATATCAAGCTTCAGTTCCGAGATACTTGCAGGGAATTCCAACAAGTATGATCAACAAAAAAGCTGTGGTTGTGAAGCAAAAAGTTGTCACATTCACAAAAATAACTTCCTATAGCTGCCATGTCTCAAAAGAAGAGATCATTGAAAATTCAATCAAAGCGCTGCAAATAGTTCAAGCAGCAGAACAGCAAGGATATCGAGTAAACTTGAACGTGCTAATATGCAGCGGGTTGAGTGAAATGATAGCAATAAAGGTCCGCCTTAAAAATGCTCAGGAACGCCTAAATATTTCAAAAGTGGCGTTTGCAATGGTCCATCCTTCAATGCTCCGTAGAATAGGTTTTGCAGTAATTGAGCGGATACCGATACAAATAAAACATGATCGCAAAACATTATCAGGAACTTATGGTTATCCGATCAGTAGTGCAGCGCAAGCAGAATTCGCTTGCGAAGCTCATGAGATACTTCTTCCAGCAACTATTAAAAACGTGGAAGAATTCATTGAAAAAATAATAAACGTGCTGTGAAAAATAAATTGAACTATTTTCAAAAAAAGCTTTACAAGTTTTGGCCGTTATGTTATGATGGAATCAATAAAACAATAGTGTTTGGAGGACAAAAAAATGTCACGCAAAAATTTATCCATTGAAAGCATCATCAAACTGGACACAGACCATGCCGTAGTAACATTCTCAGATGGATCCACCAGAACTCGCAGAGTTTATGACAATACCATTTTCATCAGCGGAAAGTCATACAATGTTAATGCAGCCGATGAGAGGGTTGTTGAAGCAAAACAACTCACACCGCCCGAAGCAAAAAAAATTGAAGTTGACGAAGACAAAACAGTGCAGCATGAAAAGTATGATCTCATCAAAACATGTGTCAACTCAGACATCCCCGTGTTTTTAGTGGGCCCTGCAGGAAGTGGAAAAAACTTCACGCTGGAAATGATTGCCAAGGATCTCGGAATGGATTTTTATTTCACCAATAGCATCCAGCAGGAATATAAGGTCACAGGATTCATTGATGCAGGCGGAACGTTCCACGATACGGAATTCTATAAAGCTTTCGTCAATGGCGGATTGTTTTTTCTGGATGAGATAGATGCCAGCATCCCAGAAGTCCTCGTTCTCCTGAATGCAGCAATAGCAAACAAGTATTTTGAGTTTCCAACAGGACGGGTCACAGCTCATAAAGATTTTCGTGTGGTAGCTGCAGGAAATACAGTAGGCAATGGAGCTTCAGAACAATATACAGGACGATTGGTTCTGGATCAGGCAACGCTGGACCGTTTTGCAATAATCGAGTTTGGATATAGCAAGCGTATAGAACTCAAGTTGGCCAAGGGCGATACCGAGCTTGTTGACTTCATTCGTTCGCTTCGTGACATCGCTCAAAGCACTGGGATCCGCACAACGTTTTCATACCGCTGCATAATGATGACAGTGGAACTTCAGTCAAAGGGTGTTGAGTTCAAGGACATCCTTGCAATAGTTATCTTCAAAGGTCTGGATGCGGACACCGTGAGAACATTCCATTCTGCTATGCAGCATTCGAACAGCTATGCTCAGCAGGTGAGGTGAGAAAAGTGAAATTCAGCAATCCGTACATGACATCAGCAGACAAGATATCCACCCTACAGAGGTGGATACTTGTTTGTTCATATGCATATTATGAGCTAAATGAGACAATAGCTGAGGATGCAATATATGATGCAAACTGCCGGCAGCTTGAAAAGCTCATAATCAAATATGGTGATGAGAATAAATGCTATGGAAGAGTTTTTGAAAATTTTAGCTGTCATTCTGGGTTTAATTTTTATGCTAAGATAAATGAAAATTTTCAAACCATCGTGCGGAGAGATGCAAATATAGCTCTTAGAATAAAACAAGGAAGGACTTAAAAAGTAATTCATTGTTTATGCTCTGCTGCATGTTATGGCTTATATATTTATTGGTGGTTTTTATTTGATGAAAGTGAGGAACAAAAAAATGAGTGAGTCGGCAAAAGATTTGGTTATTCTGGTTCTCGTTATTGCAATCATAAGCATGCTAATGATAGGTGCAGCCGTCATTGGACAGTCGGTAAAAAATTCAGCAAAGCTTGATGCAATTTATGCGGTCATGATAAATAATGCTCATGAAAATCCTCAATCGTGGACCGTGATGGACATCATAAGAGAAAATGAAGAATAATAAAAAACAGAAAAGGAGATTAAAATGATTGAAAAAAGGGCTGAAGACAATATCAAAAGCATCATTGATGAGCTTCGTGATCAATACGTTACTGCAAAGTTCAGAGAAGTTGGCCAAGATCGTTATGTAATGATAAACATAAAAACGATAGAAAAGGCTTATGCAGCGCTGGAGCTCGTGAACAGAGATATTCAAAGCCGCGGTAATATGCTCAGGTTCAGGATGCTCGTAAGAATGTGCAACGATAGATTGATTGAAGCGTCAAAAAGAAATTACGAGTTATATAATTTTATCGCGGAAGTCATGAAAGTTCTTGGTGAGTGAAGTGAGCAAACAAAAAATGGATCCAGATATGATGGTATTTAATATTGGTGAAAGCGTATATTTCATAAATGTAACAGTGCTGCAATCAATATTCATGAGCATGTGTGCAAAGAATAAAGGAACGTTTGCGCTATTGTTGGTCGTCCGTGGCGATACCGCCGTGGCAAAGTCGCTCAAGTTTGTTAGCGCTGTGGCGCTTCAGGACTATTGTGGCAAGCTTGAAGAGCAAGGGCTTATATGCTATACGACTGAGCAGCCAAATGACGTCAGCAAGCTCACAGAGCGCCTGAGGGCATATCGTGCCGCGCCGCCCCGGTAGGTTTTACATTCGCAATGAGAAGCAGCTGATGAGGAAGCTTGGAATGGATCCAACAATGGCTTCCGGTGCTGGATGGCTCGAGAAGGAAGACGGTCAAAATGAGTTTCTCATATGTCAATTAAAAACGACGGACAGTGACAGCATAAGAATTCGGCTTAAGGATATTCACACGCTTGAACATAATGGCAGCATATCGCATAAAGTTCCGTTATTTATGATCCAATTTTTGAAAACAGAGGAAGTTCTGATTATGGCAAAGCTGCAGGATCTTGAGACCATCGTTAAATATATAAACGACGGAACTTGCAAAGTGCCAATATCAGAAGTTGAGCTTCCAGAACACGCTACTGAACCAAAAAATAAACGTATAAAGTCCGCCGACAGTAGCGCGTTCTGGAATAGAAAAGATAAGGAGTTTGAAAATGCCAAACATAAAAATAAAGTCAGTCGCAAGATATAATGGTCACAGTGTAAGGGCCAACAAGTCAGTCGATATTGGATTTAAGTTTGATTATGGTGAGCTTTCAAAGTACATCACATTCGTGCAGCTTCTCAATGAAAACGTTAAAATTTCTGTTAAAATGTATGATCAAAAAGTGGATCGTTTGGGTGTATTTATGATTAAAGATATGCGTATAGATCACGATGGTGAAGCTGTCATAAAGTTTAACAGCATGACAGATCAATCAGAGGTGCAGCTGATGCATCATTTAGTTGGTGACGAGCCATTCAAAATTATGCTTGAAGCAGATATTGACATCCCAGAGGATGCAGAAGAGGAAGGATAAATAAAATGAAAACAATAAAAAGCATTAGCGATATTGATGTAAATACGGCCGAGGGACGATTGCTTCTTCAAGCGCTTGCAAGGTTAAGCGTATTCGTGGATAAAAAATTGCAGCCAGATGAGATTATAGAAAATTTGAATAAAACAATAGCAGGACAAGATATATTTACTATTTTGACAGTGGAGGATAAATAAAATGCCAGATTTCAAAGAGCTTGCAAAAGCCAAGATACAAGAATCAAGAAATATTGTTATCAGCAAACTTGGCGGAAGCGATAGCTTCACACTTGCGCAGCAGGTAGTGGTTAACGAAGGAAATGGGAAAGTCACGTCAATGTTTATGAAGGGCGCTATACATGTTGACGGTTTGGAAGCGCTTTATGGCTTGCGTAATGCATTATCCGAAGCAATCAGCGCAGTCGAAGCCGAATAAAAAATAATTTGAACTATTTTCGTTAAAAAGGTTTACAACCATATAGTTATATGTTATAATGGAACTATAGTTAAGGAACAATAGTTTGCAGGAGGGCAAGAACATGGATAAAGGTTTTGTATGGAATTCAGAATTGGATGAGGAAACAAGCAGAAGCATTAACGGCATTAAGAAAAATTATGGAATGTTCAAGTCAATGCAGCATAAAAATTATTTCTTGGACAGACTTGCAGGAATCAGAACACAGGAAAATTTGAAGTCATGTTTTGGAATCACAATATCAGAGCCGGAAGCAAAAACAGTGGAGCTTGAAGCACTTATAGTTTTCTCAGAGTATGGATCCAGAGGACGAGTGCCATATACCGTCATAAATATCATGGATGATATCGGATTAAAAGCATCATATCGCATCAGATATAATGGCAATATGCGAGATGGATGTCGCCCAAATCCTTCAAAAACTGAAATGATATGGGAACGGGATCCCAGCATAATAAATAACGTCACAGTTGAATCACAAATGAAAGTCAAAGCTCATGAGGATGCAAAGTCAGAATATTTAGAAGCATCCATAGGAGACAAGGTTGATTTGAAAGTGCAAAGTGCAAGAATAGCAGCCCGGTTTTCTTCAGCATTTGGCAATGTCATAGTTTATCATTTTGTTGTGGGAAATAGTGTTTTGGTTTGGAAAACAGGCACAGAGATTGATGTTAGCTGCATCACTTCAGTCAGAGGAACAGTCAAAACATTCGAGGAATTCAACGGTAAAAAACAGACAGTGTTAACACGTTGCAAAGTTTCATAATGATTTTCAAGGGTGGAATTCCCTTAAGGATAAGATAATCAAAAATAAAATGGAGGATCACTACAATGGCCAGAAATTGGAAACCCGCAGAAGCAGTAACAGCAATCACAGCAAAAGACAAGGCATGCATCAAGGATATTGGACACAGATTTCCCTTGTTTGCAGTTGCAGTCGCATCAGGCGACATCGTAGCGCTTCTCAGCGCGCTTCCCGAATATACCACGGTTCGCAAGATGGAAGCCGTCATGAAAGATGGAGTTGCAGATCTTGAGGACGATGATGAAGTTGAAGAAGTTGAAGAAGTCAAAGAAACGCCGCCAGTAAAGGCTGCAAAAAAAGTCCGCGCTAAAAAAGTCGTCGAGCCTGAAGAGGACGAAGATGAGGAAGAGGAAGAAGCTCCTCCAGTGAAGAAGTCCCGCAAAGCGAAAGCAAAGCCGGCCCCTGAGCCTGAGGAAGATGAAGACGAGGAAGAGGACGAGGAGGAAGAAGTTCCTGTCAAAAAGTCCAAAAAGGTTCCCGTCAAAAAGGTTCCCGCCAAAAAGTCCAAAAAAGCAGCCGATGAGGATGATGATGAGGACTGGGACGTATAATCAAAGCGTATAGCATGCAGCGCTTATGATAAATTGGACCACCGCTGAGTTACAGAAAAATGCTGGTGCATGATTCAAAATGATAGCGGTGGTCCAATTTCAAAATTTCAAGGAGCAAGTCGATGAGAATTGGGGATATTGGCACGGTAGATTGCAATGATTGGGAGCTGGAACAAAAATTGATAGCTGAAGTTGAAAAACTTCCAATGTTCAAAGACAGGGAGCTGACGTTGCGAGCATGCGAAGCTATTGCAAACGCCTATATGAAAAAATATAATTTTTCAATCCCTATAATCTACTGGTCAAGAGGATCATTCGTTGCTGGGATATCGCATGGAACTGAAAGGTTAACTACTATATATGCGTTATCGTTGAAGGAATTTTTTCATAAAGTTGTTTTGTTTTGTTACACGTATGCGAAGCAGAAGAGGTTAAAATGATTTTGGAAATAACGTGCACGACTTGTAAATATGCCGAATGCAAAGATCAAGATTCACCATGTACTGAATGCTTAAGAATATCAGCTTCAGGGGGCTCAAATTATTCATGCTGGGTACATAAAGAAGCAGGAAAAAAAGTCGGGCCATTAGAAGCAATGAAATTACAATTGAAATCAACAGACTGTCTATATGGTGCGGCCATGAATGAGCTCAATAAGTTGAAAGCTAAAATGATTAAAATAAATGATATAGCTTTGACAGCTGAAGTCAGTTTGCGGCCGAAGCCATATAAAAATGCGATAATTGAAATCATTGAAATATGCAGTTGTGGAGATGAATATGAGGATTGAAGTATATACCGATGGAGCGTGTTCATGCAATCCTGGTCGTGGTGGATGGTCAGCAATAGTATTCACTAACAATCATGTTGAAAAGCTTTCAGGCGCGTCTGAGCATACCACAAACAATCGAATGGAACTTCAAGCGGTTATAGAAGGTCTCAAGTATGGTAAAAAGATAGAAGGTGCAGCGCTGCATGTTTATTCCGATTCAGCCTATGTCATAAATGCAATTAAAAATGAATGGATAGGAAAATGGATGGAACGTGAATGGAAAACAACTAAAAATGAAGAAGTTAAAAATCAAGATCTGTGGATAGAATTGAGATCCCAGATGAAGGAAATAAAGAAAACAAAAAAGTTAAGATTCATCAAAGTGAAGGGACATTCAGATAATGAACTGAATAATATGGCTGATCGTTTAGCCAAAAAAGCAATGGCCCTCTAAAATATCTAAATAATATTTTGCAATAATGCACTCCAGCGATGGGTGTATTTTTGCATTTGAGGGAGTTGTAAGAAGTGGCACACGCAGCAAGAAGGATAGAAATAGACGACACAGAACAAGAACTTCTGGCAATGTCAAGGCATACTGCAATTAGTGAATTGACAGATAAGCAAGTTTTATTTTGTGAGATTTATACACGAACAAATAATATAAGGCTATCAGCAAAGCAAGCCGGTTATTCAAAAGATTCAGCTCATATGATTGGTTGGAAGATACGTCAAAACATAAAATGTGTAAGATACATTGCATGGTTAAAAGCAAGAGTTATGCAGGAGTGCTGCATCAAGGGTGTTGAACTCCTTGATCAATATATACGAATAGCATTTGCAGACATAACTGATTATCTGCGAGAGGATAGGTTTGGAACAATAAAATTAAAAAAGCTTGAGGATATGGATGGTCAGTTGATAAGCAAAGTAAATCAGCGCGTTGGTGGTTTTACGATAGAACTATTTGATAAAACAAAAGCACTCGAAAAGATAGAACATTATTTTGAATTCATGCCAGTTGATTGGAGACAAAAGATCGAGGAACGTAAGGTAGGAATCATGGAGAAACGTCTTGAAATTGAACGTATAAAAGCAGGACAATTCACTGATGAAGACTTTGATGATGGTTTTATGGAAGCGCTTAAGCAGTCAGCGGAGGAAGTTTGGGCAGATGAAATAGACGATACAGGTGAATAATCATGTCAAATAAAGTTAGATTTAAGTTCGTTCCATTTAGTGCAAAGCAGAAGAAGGTTTTAACGTGGTGGATGCATCCAAAGTATTCATCATATGATGCTATTATAGCTGATGGATCTATAAGGAGCGGTAAAACATTAACCATGTCCTTAAGCTTCATTCTGTGGGCTATGACTTCATTCCAAAACAAGTCCTTCGGCATGTCGGGTAAAACCGTTGGATCTTTCAAGAGGAACGTCTGGGTTCTACTGAAAATAATGTTATACTTCCGCGGTTATAAAATATCAAAAATGAGTGATGTAGGGGATAATGCATATTCAATAGTTCATCAAGGAATCGAAAACTACTTCTATATATTTGGTGGTAGAGATGAGAGCAGCCAAGATCTAGTACAAGGTTTTACGGCAGCAGGGTTCCTATTTGATGAAGTGGCTTTGATGCCTAAATCATTTGTTATGCAAGCAATAGGACGTTGTAGTGAAGAAGGAGCTAAATTGTGGTTTAACTGCAATCCAGATGGTCCATATCATTGGTTTAAGTTGGAATGGATTGATATGAGTGCAGGGAAGAGAGCATTGTATTTGCACTTTGAATTAGATGATAACCCGAGCTTATCAGAAGAAACAAAAGAGAAATACAGAAGACGCTTCGTAGGATTGTTTTATCAACGTTTTATCTTAGGTCTGTGGGTACTTGCAGAGGGCATTATTTATTCAATGTTTCAGCAATCAATGGTGATAAAGCGGGTTCCAAATGATGTTAAAATAAACAGACGCTGGATAGCTATTGACTATGGCCAGAGCAACGCCACAACGTTCATCCTACTCGGTCTTGGCTCAGACGATAAACTATACATATTGGATGAATACTATCATGAAGGGCGTTCAGAGCACGTTCAGAAGTCACCGAAAGCATATAGCACAGATTATTTTGAGTGGTTAATGCAGAATGGGACTGTTGAAGCGGATGCTGCAGGAATAGAGAAGCGTTATCCAGTGAAATATGATGCAGTTTATATAGATCCATCAGCAAAGGGATTTATGCTGCAATTACACGAGGATGGGGAACGTCGCATCACAAAAGCAAACAATGACGTCATACGAGGAATTGAATTGTTAAGCTCAATAATTGAAAATGATAAGATGCGGGTACTTTCACGCTGCAAAAATACAATCAATGAGTTTTCATCATATTCATGGGATCCAAAAGCTCAAATGCGTGGTGAGGATAAGCCATTAAAACAATTTGATCATTGTATGGATGCAATAAGATATTATATAAACGGAAATAGGCTGTTTTGGCAGCGTCTAGTTAAGAACAAATGATTTTGAGGAGTTGGTTATTGTGATAACAAGAAAGGCACTCATAGTTTATGCGGATGCCGACAGAGCAGCTGAAAATATAGTTGACGTCATAAGACTGGGCGATTATGATTGTTATGATCTTAAAATAGTTTATAGTGACGTTGAAGCGATTGATTGTGAAGTCAATTTGAAATTCATACGGGCTGATGGCGCTATAACAAATATAACTCCTGATACTGATGCAAATAGTATCATATATACGCTGTCATCAGGGCTGATATCAGTTGCAGGTGTTCTAAAATGCTATGTTCAAATGATTGATGACAATATGTTCACCCCGTTATGTATTTCAATGATTGTGAGTGATGTCCCCAGTAGCACGCCAATTGAAGATATTGATGAATATCCTGATTGGTTGGCTGCAATAGCAGAAGTTGATTCAAATGAAGCCATTAGAATAGACAGCGAAGCTGATCGCGTTATAGCTGAGGGTGATAGGGTTATAGCTGAAGCTGGAAGGGTCACAGCGGAGAATGATAGAGCAGTCTGGGAAGATTGGGATGCATTAACAGCTTGGAAGCTTGGCAATAAAGTTTCGCACAGCGGATCCTCATGGATTGCAATAAATGATAATACAGGATCTGAACCTCCGTCAGCAGATTGGCTTATGATAGCTCAAAAAGGTGATAAAGGTGACGGGAACGTGCTATCAGTTGGTACGGTCACAACTCTTGCCCCTGATGCGGATGCTACTGCTGAAATAACTGGCGATAGTCCTGATCAGGTGTTAAATTTGGGGGTTCCTCAAGGTGATGCAGGTACAATAAACGCAAGTACCAATACTGATATAACTGGTATAGTTGCTGGTGATGGCACAAATATCCGCGTTGCAACGGCGGCAGACGGTGATGCTTTGCCGGTTACTGATGCTGGTGCATATTATGGCACCGATACAGTGGGAGCAGCACTTGCACAAAACGGCGCGGCCATTTCGGCTATTGGCACCGCTGGCCTTGCTGTCACACGCGATGTTGCAGACGCTCAGGCAGCACTCATTGTCAACCAGCAGCATGCGTCGTCTACTGGCGCGGTCGCTGAGTACAAATTCAACGGCTCCATTGTTGGCAAGATTGATAAATTTGGCACGCCTATGCTGGGTGTCGAGCAGACAACCGCAAACAAAAACAAATGGTACGGACTGGTAGGTGACATTTTAGGCAACGTAATCGCTAAAAAGTTCACGTACTACTGGAATGGCTCGGCGTATGTGGCTGATTACAGCAACGGGTTCGGGCATCAAGCGCTCTATAACAACACCGGCGCATACAGCAACGGGTTCGGGCATCAAGCGCTCTATAACAACACAGGCGCAAACAGCAACGGGTTCGGGATGTACGCGCTCCTAAACAACACCGGCGCATACAGCAACGGGTTCGGGTTCTACGCGCTAAGCAACAACACAGGCGCAAACAGCAACGGGTTCGGGTATCAAGCGCTCCAAAACAACACCGGAGCAAACAGCAACGGGTTCGGGTATCAAGCGCTCTATAACAACACCGGCGCAAGCAGCAACGGGTTCGGGATGTACGCGCTCCTAAACAACACCGGCGCATACAGCAACGGGTTCGGGTTCTACGCGCTCCTAAACAACACCGGAGCAAACAGCAACGGGCTCGGGTATGCAGCGCTCCGGTATAACCAGTCAGCTGGTAATACCGCAGTAGGACATAACGCGTACAGCACATTCCTCGAAAACTCCGGCGGTGACAAGTCATGTGAACCTGCCGCAATCGACATTGCGCTCGAACGCGCCACAATAGCCGCGCATGCGTTTGGCGAAACAAATGCGTATATCAATCTCAAGTATCAGGCGGCAGTTACGACTGCTATAGGTGGGCTGTCTGTAGGATCAATCTATCAGGTCAAGATTATTGATGCTAATACGATTGAATTTTACTCTGGCAGCACAAAAATCAATCTGACGTCACAGGGCGTTGGCACACAAACATTCAGGCCGCAATTTGCATACACCAACACAAGTTGCCTTGGCGCGAGCACCGTACCAAACAAAGACAATCAAGTAGTTTTAGGTGATGCTACTGTAGACACAGTCAAGATGGGCGGCACAGCCAGAACACCGGCAAGCGCTGCTGCTACAGGCGTTAAGGGCGAGACGTGCTGGGATGCTGATTTTTTCTACATTTGTACAGACACAGATACGTGGAAACGAGTAGCAATAGCTACATGGTAAAAGGAGGATAAATAAAATGGCACTACGGTTAGATATCACTGATCAGCGGGGCGTTACCGCAGGGTATCATCGGATCATATCCGTCACACAGGTTTATTCACAGGGACAGGCAGGGATCCATATCAATCTGGCCGGTTATGTTAGCAGAGAATTTCGTGAGAAGGAAATTAATGTAACATCCGATAAAGAAGTTGATTCTGCTGAAAAAAACAAGTCCTTTTCGGTGACCAACATTCCGGTTTTCCTGCCGTTTCTGGACGTGGAAAATTTCCAGCTCGGCGCATTGTATACTCGGCTCAAAGCGGAAATTCCTGAATTATCAGCATCAACGGACGTGCTGGAACCGGTGATCATCAAGGATCTGATATTGACCAAATAGAGCGATATTGCGAACTAAAAAAGGAAATTCTTAAAAAGCTATTTACATATATATATTATAGTGTTATAATGGAATCATAAAATAAATAGTGGCTGGAGGTCAAAAGCAATGGCAAGGTATTCGGTGGAAATGGAAATTGTAACGGACGGAAGTGATAGGCAGTATCATGATTTTGACAATGTTGATCAGGCAGTGGATGCAATAGCGGAATGCGCTGACGATTACAATGGTTTTGCATCAATTTATGACAACGAAGAGGACGAACTGATTTATTGGAAACAAGAACATTGCTGGGAGCCAGAATTAAACAATGAGCTGGCATTGAGACAAAACGAATTCGATACATTTTTTGGAAACGTTCATAGATACCTTGTTGAACATGCGCAAGCGTAATTTGGATAAATAAAGCGAAAATCAAGGAGAAGGAAATGAGTGTTATGTATTATCATTATGAAATAACTTTCGCTGATGGCAGGAAAACGGAGCATTTTTATTATCCTCACACGAATTTTGATAATCATTCAGCAGCCAACGACGCGAAAGCAGAAGCTGCAAAGCAGCAAGGGGAAGCAAAGTACATTGGAGTTGAATTCGCCTAATATCGGTGCAATTACATTAAAAATAGTGAAAGCGCGCAAGCTGTTGATCATAATAATGCGCGCTTTCGCTATTTATTCAGGAGGATAGTGATATGATAACAGCGAAGTTTATTAAAAATCAAGGAACTATGACAGGATTCAAGATTGAAGGGCATGCGAATTCAGCTCGGTATGGCAAGGATATTGTATGCGCAGCAGTTTCATCAGCCAGTCAAATGGTGATGTTATATGCAGTTGAACGCGAAATGGATGTTTTATTGATAGATGATGATGATGGAGTAACTGCACTGGAATTAAAATCAGAAAATAACGTCGTGAGCGAAATGATTGAAGCCTTATGGATGCTATTGACAGCGCTTGCGGAGCCATACAGCAAATATATCAAAGTTTATATATCAGCGAAATGGAGTGATTGAATATGTCAGCAATATACGAGAACATGCCATGGCCACCGGTTGGGAACCTCATCACAAAGATGAAGGAGCATTCAGCGTGGTATTCAAGCGATGCTGGGACTATCGCTAATTTTTATTCATCCGAGTTAAATACAGCATTCATCGATGGCCCGTTTAGAATAAGTAAAGAGAATTTTTGGGGACGTCAAGTCAAGAACCAGGGCGAAGTATTTAATCATGTTCCCGTTGCGTCGGACATCGCTGACGTGTCAGCCACGTTATTATTTAGCGAATCGCCCATTGTTCGTATAGGCGAAGCAAAAACTCAGTCAGAAAATGACGCGCAACTGGAATTTGACAAGCTGTTAGATCGTACCAATTTCTTTGATAAGATCCTAGAAGCTGCTGAAATAGCTTCAGCGCTTGGCGGTGTATTTATCAAAGTTGCATGGGATGCCGAATTAACAAATGATCCGATTGCAGTTGTGGAGCAGCCTGACAGCGCTATTCCAGAGTTCAGGTTTGGAATGTTATGTCGTGTTATGTTCTGGAAGATCATTGATGCTCCAGCTACTCCTGATGCAGCAAAGTCAAAAATACTTCGATTGATTGAAACGTATGAGCCCGGCCATATACGTTCAGTGCTTTATTCTGGAAGTGATTCACGCCTTGGACATGAAATTGATTTGAAAAGTGTTGATTCGACAAAAGATATAATTCCAGATATTGAAATTCCAAATAACTTATTGCTTGCAGTTTATATTCCAAACATGCGTCCAAACAAGCTGGAGCGGACGTCATATCTTGGACGTTCAGACCTATTGGGCATCGAAGGCCTTATGGATAGTTTAGACGAAGCCTATAGTTTGTGGTCTCGTGAGTTAATGCTGGCGCAAGCAAAGATTCTAATTCCAGAATCATTCATGAGGAACAATTCTAATGGAAATTCGCGTTTTAATCCAGATGCCATGGTTTATGTTAAGCTGGATATTGATCCAGTATCAGCCGAAGGCGGAATGATAACTCCGCAGCAATTTGACATCCGCGCTGAGGATTTTGAAAAGACAACGCTAAATTTACTTGAGCGTATAGTGGTATCAGCAGGATATAGTCCGCAAACGTTTGGCTTGAATATCAGCGGACGTGCAGAATCAGGAACAGCGTTGACCTTAAGAGAGCGTAAAACATTCACGACCAAAAACAAAAAAGAAAAGTATTGGGAAACTCCGCTTAAGCATATCATGTTATGTCTACAAGCTGTCAGCAATGATTTCTTGCAAGGCAAGTATGATCCCAATTTAGATATCTCGTTGAGCTTCTCAGATAGCATAACAAACAATATCGGTGAGATGGCTGCATCAGTTGCAAAGCTCCACGAAGCCGTATCATCGAGCATATATACGCGCGTTAAGATACTGCATCAAGAATGGACAGAGGCTCAGATAATTGCAGAGGTCAAACTTATCAAAGAGGAACATGCAGTTGGTGCAGCAATGCAGAACCCAGATCAGTTTGAAATTGATGATGATGGTGCAGCAGCTGAAGAGGATGAGGGTGAAGAAAATGCCTGATAAAAGCTCATATATCGTTGGCATTAATGAAGTATCAGGAGATAGCGTCAATCATCCAGCTCATTATAATAAGGGTCCTATTGAGTGTATAGATGCAATGGAAGCAGCAGTTACAGGGCTGATTGGTAAAGATGCAGTATGCACAGCTCAAGCTATTAAATATTTATGGCGCTGGAAGTATCGTAATGGCAAAGAGGACTTGCGTAAAGCGCGATGGTACATTGACAGGCTACTTGAGGACGAGGATGTGTAATTATGCCATCAAATGCAGAGATCATCAATACACGGCTTCTAGAGCGGTTGAATGAAACGTATGCAAGGGCTGAACTTGAAATGCTGCAAAAGGTGCAGCGCAGAGTGTCACGTGGCATAACTGATATAGGCTGGACAGAGCATAAATTGCAGGACATTCAAACGCTACACGCAGAAACTGAAGCATTGTTGAAAAATACAGGAGCTATAGCAAAGTCAACAATCGCTGATAGCATAGTCAATTCATATAAAGGCGGACGTGCTGAAGTGTCATTGAGTGGGATCCCCGATACAATGCTGTCGAAGGACCTTTCATATAAGATGCAGCGTCACATTCTGGAAAGCGAAAGAATTGTTGACGGGACTAAATTTCAAGTTCTTAGAAATGTAGATGATGCTTATATGGATGTTATGACAAAAACCACGACTGGCTTACTGGCAGGAACTGATTCCATTGGCGCGGTAGCTCAAAAAGCTATGAATTCATTCGCTGATAAAGGTATAACAGGTTTTGTTGATAGGGCTGGTCGTAGCTGGGAGTTGCAAAGCTATATAGATATGGCAACGCGGACAATCACCCAGAATGCAGCACGTCAGGGACATGTTGATAGGGCTACAGAGCTTGGACGTGATTTAATGCAGGTATCAGTTCATAATGCTACTTGCCCAATATGCGAGCCATGGAGCGGAGCAATTTTGAGCATATCAGGCAATAGCGTTAAATATCCCAGTTTGGACAGTGCAAAGTCTGCTGGATTGTTTCATCCTAATTGTAAGCATACGTTATTGGACTATGATGAAGCGGATGCAGAGCTTGATAAAGAGTTGGGCATTGAGGATGGTCCTGTTGGGCGCGCAGCATTATCAAAAGACAGCGCTGATGTATATGCAGCAACGCAAGCGCAACGCTACAATGAGCGCGCCATACGGCATTGGAAGCGTCGTGAAGCCGTTGCAATGGATGCTCCGAGCAAGCTAACAGCTCATAACCATATAGCTGCATTTCAGGAGCGCCAACGCAAGTTGATAAACGAGTATGACCTTACCCGGCAGCGCAGCAGGGAAGCCGTCCTGAAGCCGCGAGGACGCGTGACAGCATATCATGACTATAGTCGCATTGCTTTGCCAGCTGACGCGCTTCCAGCAGCTCCTGCAGCGCCTGACAAGCTTGCTGGTGCTCGGGTCAAGCCCTATTCTGAAATGTCTCGCGAAGAACTTATTGATGATATAGTGGCAAAGCGTGCTGAATACATGACCAGAGGGGGCCGGCCATTCACGGCAGAAGAGATTAAATCGTATAGGGAATCAGTCGGTAGGTATGATATGGAGATGCTTTATGTCAGAGAAAAACGACTTGATGAGAGACTTGGAATTGAAGGAAGGTCTTATGATCTACCGAAGTCACAAGCCGATATCGCTAGAACCCTCGATAACTTTGAGCAGCATTC